TACTTTCTCCAGTGAAAATTCAACCCACGAAAACCCCATGAGAATATATCAGTACAAGCTATAAGAGGATGTTGATCGTATTGAATGTTTGGAGTCTTTGGATTATATACAAAGGTGTAAAAGTTTCCAACATCAGGAACTGGTGTTACAGTATCATTTAAGAGAGACATGATCTCTAACATCATATCCTCTTGATCATTTGTTGGATTGTTTATGGTATTACCTTCAAGTCTACTCATCTGATTCCGAGTTCTTTTTCTGTTACTACTTTAAATTCAATACGATGATCTTCACAGAATTCTTTTGCTGCAGACCATTTTGCTTGATTGACTGCGTAGGTTACACACTCTGTTAGATATGATTTAGTTTTCCGACCTCTTGGTTTAGGAGGCATCGTTTGTTTATATGGTTTCACTTCTACTACATAAGTTTTGATCATATCATTTTTCTCTTTTACTTTAATCAAATAATCAGGATAGTATTTGTGCACTCGATTATCCTTTGGAGAAAGATATGGAATACTGAACTCTTCTGATGCCCATGAAACAATACTATTATTCATATCACACCATTGACAAAACTTTCTTTCCCAACTACTACGACATATAATCATCTTCGAGTTTCCTTGATACTTGTGTGGATACACTGGAGTATACCTACTCTTAATGCTCTCCCCCATAACTTTCCTACATAATATACAAGGTCAATCTATATTTATAAATGGCTATTATCCCACCACAGCGAAAATCGATATCGATGGTTAAGGCTCAACTCCTTAATCCAGCGACGACTTCGCATTTTCAGGTAAGTGTCTCTTTTCAGGATCAACGTTTCAATCGATATAAACAAGAATTAGGATTAAATTTAGATCAAGGTAGACTTAATATATTATGTTCCGATGCTGCTTTACCCGGATCATCTTTTGCAACCGCAGATATTACAAATAATATTCCGGGTGTAAGAGAAAGACATGTTTATCGTAGGACATATGATGATCAAATGAATTTATCTTTTTATTGTGATGCAGATCAATATCTTCCAATAAGATTTTTTGAGTCATGGATGAATTATATTACAAATACCACAAATAGAAATGATCCAGAGTTTAAAAGTGCTCAAGATGAGGCACATTTTTATAGAGTAAAGTTTCCTAATGACTATCAAAAAGGATCACTTGAAGTAACTAAGTTTGAAAAGAATCTAGATTCTAGAAGACAGACAAGAACACTTACATATAAATTTGTTAATTGTTTTCCTTTGTCAATTAATTCTATGCCTGTTTCTTATGACGGTTCACAGTTATTAAAGTGCACTGTTGGTATGGCCTATTCAAGATACTTTATTGAAGATAGACCACTTGGAGTCATTCCAAGATTCATAAATGCACTTACAGGATAGGTGCTAAATAAACTTACTGAATTGTAACATTATGCCATTACCAAAAATTGCAACGCCAAGTTATGAACTTGAATTACCATCAACAGGAAAGACAATACAATATAGACCCTTCCTAGTTAAGGAAGAAAAATTACTTGTTATTGCACTTGAAAGTGAAGACACAAAACAAATTACAAACGCTATTAAAGCTGTGATTCGTTCATGTGTTTTAACAAAGGGTGTGAAGGTTGAATCATTACCTACATTTGACATTGAATTTTTATTTTTAAATATTCGTGGTAAATCTGTAGGTGAGGATATCGATGTAAAATTAATTTGTCCTGATGATAATGAGACTGAAGTTGATGTAAGTATTAGTCTTGACGATATTAAAGTTCAAAAACCAGAAGGACATTCAAATAAAATAAAACTTGACAATGATCTCATGATGGAATTTAAATATCCTTCACTTAATGAGTTTATTAAAAATAATTTTGATCCAAATGATACAACAAAAAATCCAATGGATCAGTCTTTTGATTTGATCGGATCTTGTATTAGTAAAATATATAATGAGGATGAAGTATGGGCAGCAGCTGATTGTTCTAAAAAAGAACTAAATGATTTTCTTGATTCAATGAACTCTAATCAATTTAAAGAAGTTGAAAAATTTTTTGAGACTATGCCTAAATTATCTCATACCGTTAAACTTACTAATCCCAAAACAAAAGTTGAGAGTGATGTGGTGCTTGAGGGTTTAGCATCTTTTTTCGGTTAGCCATGGCTCATAATAATCTGGAGAACTATTTCAGATTAAATTTTGCCATGATGCAGTACCATAAATATTCTTTGACTGAGATCATTGTCAAG